AGCGCGGGAACCTCCCACCTGTTGATTGAGGACGACATTGTGCAGGCCCGCACGGTCTGCACGGTGCCCCATTTCCGGGAGTGCTACATTGCCGAGAACCAGTTCGGCCAGGTCGACACCAACTACCGCGTCTACAAGATGACCCTTCGCCAGTTCGTGCAGAAATTCGGCATGGACGCGATGGAGCGCGCAGACAACAATTTCAAGCAGGACTACGAGAGCAACATGTATACCGAGCGCGAAGTCCTTCACGCGGTCTATCCGCGCGCGGATTACGACCCCGGCCGCATTGACGCCAGGGGAAAGAGGTGGGCGTCGGACTGGGTGTACCGCAAGGGCGGAAAGATCCTCGGGAAATCATCGGCGCCGGGCGACAACGATATCACGATGCTGTCGGAATCCGGCTACGATTCGATGCCGATTCTGAGCTGGCGCTGGCGCAAGAATGACGACGAAGGATGCTACGGCCGCGGGCCCGCCCACGACGCCTGGGTTTCAATCGCCCTCGATAATCAGATGGGCCGCACCAACTTGATTACGGGCCAGAAGGCCGCCGAGCCGCCCCTTGTGGCCGATTCTGCTTTGCGCAACAAGATCATGCGTGGACCGAACGCCATCACGTTCATCGACAACGTGCGTGGACCCATATCGAATTACGCCCCTGTCCCTTTGAACGGGACCGGGGTCCAGCAATTGCCGTTCAGTCTTGAGTATCAGGACCGTGTGGCGCAGACGGTGCGGGATCACTTCCACACCGACGTGTTCATGCTGCTCTCGCAGATCGGCCAGCAAAAAGGCATGGGGCGTCCTGTCACCGAACAGATCTTCGAAATGCAGAACGAGAAGGCGGCAATTCTCGGGACCATCATCGGGAACCTGCAGTCGGAGGGGTTCAATCCCCTAATCTCAAGGTTTTTCGACATTGAGGCGCGGGCGGGGAGAATTCCCGAGCCGCCGCAGATTCTGCTCGATTCCGAGCACGGCGCCGTCGAGATTCAGTATCTCGGCATGTTGGCCCAGGCCCAGACCCGCTTGACCAAGATGCGGTCAATTCAATCAGGTGTTGCGGGCCTGATGCAGATTACGCAGTTCGATCCGCTGGCCATGCACGCCATCGATACCGACCAGGCCGTGCGGGAGTTCTGGGATGCGGCCGGGGCGCCAGTATCGTGCCTCCGGCCGGAGAAGGATATCGCGGCCATTCGTAAACAGGCCATGGAGATGCAGCAGAAGCAGCAGCAGATCGAGAACGCGCCAAAGCTCGCCAAGGCGGCGGCCCTGGCCGGCAAGGGAGCGGAGCAGGATAGCCCACTGAAGGCCTTAATGAGCGGCGGTGAGGCGCAATGATTACTCTCGGGCTCAACTCTCCCCTGGAGCTGGAACGCCGTAATCGGGAGATGGAGCAACTCTACCGCAATGTTTTTGGATCGGCGGAAGGTCGCAGGGTGTTGGGAGACATTCTTGCGTTTTGTCATTTTGGCAGGCTCTTGAGCAACGAAGTTGAGCAGCATGAGTACAATGTGGGTGTTGCGATTGCGCGCATGAGTGGTATTATGGGCGAAATCGACGCTTTAATGAAAATTGGGGAGGATTGACATGGCTGTTCCAACAGCACCGGATTGGGATAATGTTCGACTGGGCGGACCGGATGGCATCCGCTATCCCCTTGAAATCGGCAAAGGCGCGTTCATTGTCGGCAAAGAAGTAGACCTCAACCTGACCGGCGCTGTCAGCCCCATCCTGTTGAATTCTCAGCAGCTCGGGAGTTACTTTACACTGGCCAGCGCGGCCGGGGCCGTGACCATCTCCTTCCCTTATGGGTCCGGCAGTAAGCAATTCCTCGTAGCCAATCATTCCGGCCAGACCATCACGTTCAACATCGCGGCGGGTCCGGGTGGGTCTCCGGCGGCCAGCACTGGCGTGGCGGTAACGACAGCGTTTCGGCAATTGCTCTGCATCGATGTTCAGCTGGGCGATGTTCGTCCCGCAGCAGCGGCGATCGCCTACTAAGGAGCGGTAAGTGGCAGAAGAAACACAGCAACCGAGTGCGGACTCCCTTGGATGGAGAGCCGGATTACCAGACGACCTCAAACAGGACGAGGCATTCGTACCGTTCAAAACCGTGGGAGACTTTGCAAAAGCCCACAAGGAGACGGCGGCGAAGGTCAAGGACTACGAGGGGAAGCTGGCCAATTCGATTCCCAAACTTGGCGAGAACGCGACTGCGGAAGAGCGCGAGCGGTTTTACACCCAACTTGGGCGGCCCGAGAAGGCCGAAGGTTATGAATTTGTTGGCGAGGACAAAGCAGCCCCGGAGTGGACCAAGGCTTACAAGGACGCGATGCATAAGATGGGCGTCCCTAAAGCTATGGCCAGGCAGCTTTCCGAGTTCAACAACAACATGATCAATCAGATGGTCGAGCAGCACAACGCCAAGATTCTCGAAGAGAACACCAAGGCCGTAGCGACCCTCAAAGCCGAGCTGGGCGACAAATACGATGCGAGCGTTCAGCTCGTGTCACGGCTATGGAAGCAATGGGGAAAGACAGAAGTCGAATTCGATAAGGCATTTGCAACTGAAACATCGGCCAATCGAGTTACGATGATGCGATTCCTGTTGAACGTGGCCCAAAAAACCGGAGAGGACTCTTCGCTGAAGGGATCTGGAATTAGGCAAGAGGGCGCGAAGCCCGGATACGACATGTCTAAGTTCAACCTTCCCCCTGCGCGGGTGTAACTCCATAGGAGACTCACGCTATGGCCGACGTATCTCAACTCGGTTACACGACATTTGGGGATGTAATCAACAACTACTCATCCGCCGATGCTCGCGCGATGTTTGTGCAGCCTGCAAAAATTCTGCGGCGCAAGTGCCCGCTGTTGGAGTTTCTTCCGATGGTGGCATCCAACAACGTCATCTCGAATGTGGCCACCCGCACGGACTACATTCCCACCCCGGCCACTCGCCGGTTCAACGAGTACGCGGCCGTCACGTCGGCCAAGAACACCCAGATCAACGACCCAATTGCCATGTTCGTCGACTGGGCGGTTCAGGACAAGGAACTGGTAAAGATCCAGAACAGCCCCGAGGAATACATCTCGGACCAGATCGACAATCACGTTGAGGGCTTCGCGCAGAAACTTGAGTCCGAGGTCATCTACGGCAACATGGTCTCTGATCCGGGCAGCTTCAATGGCCTGGCGACGCGGCTCCACAACACGGCCAACTATCCCAACGGCGACACCACTTGGGTGCCAAACGTGTGGGATGGCGGATACGAGTCGGGAAACGGAACCAGCATCTGGATCTTCGAGTTCGGCAAGAACAAGGTGCAGGCCATCTATCCTGTGAACTCTCCGGCCGGCCTCCAGATCGAAACCCTTGGGGAGCAGACCTGGACCATGCCCACCGCAGTCAACGGGCTTCTGGCGAGCGCCAGGGCGATTCAGGCGTACGTAACCTACCTGCAATGGAAGATCGGACTTCAGATCGTCGATGAGCGGTGCGTGCAGCGCATTGCCAACATCAACCCGACTCCTCTTGCGGCTGGCGGATTCGACGAGAACATTCTCATCCAGGCACTCGGTTACCTGCCCGACCAGGGCGCGGCGCCGGGAACCGTCATTGTGGTGAACCGCACCATCATGAATGAGATGAACATTCGCGCCGTCTCGCAGAAGACCAATGGTTACTACACTCAAAACATGGAGTCCGGGGATATCTGGGGATCGCGTCGCGTGACTCGCTTCCAGGGTATTCCGGTCGTCATGTGCGAGAAGATCCTCAACACCGAACCCACCGTAACAGCGACCACATAAGGAGGACTAGATGCCGATTTCCGATGCAGTCTTGACGCTTCATGGGTCGGGGACATCTACTTCCAGTCCCCTTACCTCAACAGTTAACGCGGCTTCGTCCTGCGCCATTTCCGGCACGACGCTGACCATTACCACCATGACCACCGGCCAGGTTGCAGTAGGTATGCAGGTGCTCGGACCGGGAGTTACGGCCAACACCTTCATCACCGCCCTCGGATCTGGCGCTGGGCTAACCGGGACCTACACCGTCTCACAATCGCAGACGGTCGCGGGAGCCACGGCCTTGACCTTTGCGCCGAACACCGCTGGCGATGCCTACTGTGCCGCGGGCAGCCAGTATTCCAACCTCGAGATTGACTTTGGCGCGCCATCGAGCGGAGGCAGTTTCCCTTGGGTTCCTGCCTTCCCATCGCTGACCGAAAAGGGCTACACCTTCCCGAACGTACCTGTCGGCCAGGGTGGGGTGCAATTCGGTATGCATATCGTGGTTACGGCGCCAACCAACCTGTTGACCTCGGTCAACTTCGAGGTTTGCACTTCCTCCACAGCCAGCGCCCTGGTCGGAAGTTCTCCGAATCCGATCGCGGCCCGCAGCCTCACGCTGGCGCAGTTGCAGGTGGCAGGGGCGCACTACTTCATTCCCGTGAGCGGCTTCGCGGTTCTGGAATTTCTCCGGGTGTATATGGCCCTGACCGGAACCGATCCGACCATTGGAACACTGTGGATCTACTGGGGTCCGTCCTCGGGCGGCGAACAGTAACTTAGCGGGTGAATACTTTGTGGTCCGGGAGGCGGGGCGTTGCCTCGTCTCCCATTTTTTTGAGGAATTACGTACTTAACTCCCGAATGGGAGAGAAAAGAGGAAAAGATGCATTATCGCAACGGGCGTGAAGCAAAGAACGGCGACAAGATTGTGAGTCTCGGATACGGCGGGGGCACGATTGAGGCTTTCGGCGTACTGCACAGCGCAGTGCCGGGAAATGACTACTGCAACGGGGCGATTGCCCCGGTCCAGCCAACAAACGCGGGCGCGTGCCTTTGCGATTGCCTGCACGTTGACGATCTGGCTGCAATTCTTGCGGAAAAGGGTTTGGATAAGCGACCTGAAGGCAAGTAGGGACTCAAGTATATAAGTCCCCTTTTTTGGAGGCTCATGAATGGCGCTCAATTATTCGGCAGTTGGCATCGCAAACATGAGTCTTCAGCGCATCGGAGCGCGCGGGACCATCGCGTCGCTCACTGAGAACTCGCCGAACGCCATCAAGGTCAACACGGTCTGGAGCATGATACTGGCCGAGGTATTGTCGGAACGCGATTGGAAATTTGCCAAGACCCGCATCCAGTTAGAGCAGAACGCCAACATGCCCGTGGGCGGGTACAAGTTCGCATACTCGCTGCCGGCCGATTTCCTGCGCCTGGTCAAGCCGCGCGAGAAGCCTGAAGAGCGCCGCATCGCCACCTGGTATTCAGGCTGGGGCGGATACGAGGGCGGATGGGGTAATCGCAACCGCGATTATCCGGTGTGGCCGCGCGAGGTCGATCCTTACATCACCGAGACGGTGGCTGATACGTCGACGCCTCCCAACTATTCGAACAACCTGCTGACCAACTACCCCTACTGCAACACTTATCCGAGCCCCTGCCCCATCACGATCAATTACATCCGGCTCATCACAGATCTGACGCAGCTGCTGCCCGGCTTCGTGAACGCGCTGGCGTTCCGGCTTGCGGCTGAGGTCGCAGTCGCCATCACGGAAAGTCCCAAGAAAGCGGAGGACATGATGGGGATGTACATGGCGGCACTCAACGGCGCGCAGGCCCAGAC